GGACGATATACATCACGTCCGCAGATTGCGTGAACTTGATGTCGGCGAGCTCGGTGTGGAGGTAGGGCGTCGTCACCTCGACCGGGCTGCCGCTGGATACAACCGTGCCGCCATCCTTGTGGATTCTGAAATATTGGTCGCCGAACTCCAGGACATAGGCTTGCTCGACATTGAACTCGAAGGGGATCAGCCGGACGTTGTGTGCGCTGTTCTTGACCTCGCGGACGAAGATCGTGCCAGGCCGCCGGCTTGCGCCGCCATGCGGGTGGACGACAAAATTCTCGAGCGTCTTGCAGCCGTTAAAATATTTCTGGATGTCTGTGCGCCCGTCCAGGCGGGGGCTCAGCTCACCGGCTGTGAAGTTGCTAAAGCTCGGGGATGCCTTGGCCATCAGAGCCTCGAATTAATAAAGGTATCAGCCGAGAAGTTTTGCGAGATGCTAGTGTCCGAGGTGTTGATCTGGTTGTCCTCGGTCGCATCCACGAAGCGAGCCTCCTTGAGTTTCTCCTGGTAGAACACATTCATATTCGCGCCCAGGGTGGCGCTGCCGACCAGGGGATAGGCCAGGTCAGCTGCCAGGGCGGCTGCTATGGTCTCGATCAGCAGCGTGTCGTAAGCGTTGGGATCTGTGATCCGGCCGACATACTTGAGCTTGATCGTGCTCTCGTCTGTCAGGATCTTGCGGCCCTCGACGCGGAAGATAATGTCGGGATCATCGAGGCTGAGGACCCGCAGACAGAATGGATCTGTCGGCAATGAAAACTGTTTTGCGAACTCGAAAGCCGGCGTGGCTGTGTCTGGCGCCAGCTCTACTCGCTGGATCAGGCTGTTCCAGGGGTGAGCTCGAAACACATAGTCGCGGATAAAGTCATAACGCTGGTTGCAGATCCGCGCAGCCTTGCTGTCCTCAGTCAGGCTGATAATGTTCGACGCACCGATCTGGTTCAGCGCTGAGTTACAGATATCGACGACTGATGCCATTCCAAGCCCCTATGAAAGAAGGGGGCAGCCTGAGCTGCCCCCTCGTCGTTAGCTGATGACGTAGAGCATCGTCACGGCGATGGAGCCGGTGCCAGCGGCGCCGCCCATAGTTACGGTGACGGTCTTGCCATTCTCGTCAGCATCGACCTCTTCGCCATTCAGCAGCGCGAGCGTGGCAGCAATGTCCACGATCTGTGCCGATGTCGAAGCGGCTGCGGCCTTGTAGGCAGCTGCAGATGCCGAGACGGCGGTGCCATCCGCCTTGGTGTGGGCTGCGAAGCCGACAGACAAGGTGGTGGACGATCCCAACGCATCGTGAGCCAGCTGGCCCTGGAGGATGCGAGCGCCATCAGGCAGGGTGAACATTTCGATCACGTCGCCAGATGCCAGGCTCGAAGCCTCGTAGGTGCCGTGAGCAACGCGGACTTCACCGCCCAGCTCGTTGGCTTTCACGAAATCAGAAGGGTCGTCTTGAGTCAGCGTGGTTTGCTGCGTGCTATATACAGTAGCCATTTCTCATGCCCTCCCTATGCGCTCTCGTCACAATCGATTTGCACGACCTTTGCCTCTTCCATCCTGGTCGCACCAAAGGTGGCGCAGTAGTAAACCTGGGTGGAGTAGCTCTTGTCGGAGCGCTCATCGATGCGTGACATGACATCCTTGCCGACGGCCAGCTTGATGCCGTCCTCGGCCCATGCAAAGCATGTGCGGATGTTGCCAGACTTGGCGAGGCGGGTGCTCATGTGGAACTGGAAGCCCATGAACGTGTTGATCTCACCCTGGACCAGAGCCTTGACCGTATTGAAGTCAGAGCTGGTTACAGAGGTGGTGTTCAACAGCGCCTCGATTTGATCCGGTCCCACAGCGATATGCCGAGGGATCGAAGGATCCACCGAACCATTGTCGAGGATCTTCTTTGCCTGGATCAGCTTTGCCACGGTCAGGTCAGCCGAGCCGTTGGCAATCTGGTTAGCGCCCAGCATTGATGTGCTGGTCGAACCGGACTTGCCTGTCTTGGCTGTGCCTGTTGCGGCGGTGATGATGGCATCGTCCATCGCCCGGCCCATTGCAGCAGCAGCTGCCTGAGCATAAGTCGATGTCGGATCGATGAGCATCTTGACCTTGTCAGCATCATCGATCAAGTCAGCCCATTCATACGAATCCATCGTGACCATTCTGCGCGAATGGGGGGTCTCGACGACGGGGGTATCCCCGTGGCGCGAGGTGCGCTTCACAGCAGCGGCTGCTCCGACCTGGTCGAAGAAAGCCTTCTCGCCCGTGACGCTCTCCTCAGATACGCCGCCCCGAAGAATGGAGCCACGCTGCTGAGACAGGAGCTGGACGTTGGTCGAAAACTGCTGGGAAAACGCGGTTGTGATTTGAGCACTCATTGTTGCTCTCCTTTCACACTAGCGTTTTGATTGCTCGCTACCCGGCGACCGCCGGACGAAAGGTTCGTACAGTTTACGGCTGCGTCCGCCAGGGGCCTGGGGCTTGTCCTGGTTTTTGTGTCTGTGTTTGCAGGGGCCGGAGCTTGTCCTGCGTTACAGACTAGGCAAGGATGGCAGAGATCTTCTCTTCGATCTCGAGAGCCCTCCTGACCTGGAAGTCGTGCTCTGGATGCCTGTTGTCCCAGTACGGGGTGCCAGGTGCGCGCAGCTGAGCCAGCTCTTCACGCATTTCGTCAGGCGTCTGACCGCCTGTCATCTTCACCCCTTCAAGCGTATCTTCTGATACTTTCTCATGGATGAATGATCCGATGTTTGCCAGGAACCTTATGAAGGACGGGTTGTCGCCCAGCATGGTGCCGTCCGGCATGGGTGTCTCTGCGAAGTCGAGCTCACCGAAAGTCTCGAGCGCTGCGTTAGCTAGGCCCAGCTGGTCGTCATAGGCCTCGCCCCACTCGCGCTTGAGCTCGAGCTGAGTGTCCGCCTGGATCTGTTCGGTATGTGCCTGATCCTGTCCGACCAACTCACCGAGCCGACCGCCATAAGCGTCCATAATCATCTGCGCCTGGTTGTTGTTCAGCCCCGCCTGGTGGGCTACGTTTCGAAACCAATCGACCACCCCGTCGTCCGGCTGGACGCCCTCTGGAGCGGTGTAGTTGATCTGATAGCCACCAGGGTCCTCTGGACGCCCCAGCTTGCTGTAAACGGCGTTCCAATCGTCAGCAGTGGACGATTTACCTGGAAGCGCAATCTTGTCAGCGCCGATCATGGATTGTGCATGAACAAAGCCCTTTGCCAGGCTGCCCACGTCTGCAATCGTTGATAAAGATTTATGATCCCGGATCTCCTCGGGGATCATTGAGCGCCAGTCTTCACTGGTGCCAGACGGGGCTACCTCCGATTCGGAGACCTCCGCTACCTGTTCGTCACTCATTTTGTGCCATTTCCTCTAGCTGTTTCTGGTTACGCAGCATCGACTTGATGAACAAAACCACCGTGCGCTGCCCCTCACGGTAAGCTGTCTCGTTGGGGTCTACGGAGAAAGTTGTCGAATGTTCACAAAACCTCACGCCCAGGTCCTCGAGAATCCGCTCCCCTTGAACTGACGTGAAGACTTCCTTGTAAAGCTCCCTGGTATCTTCCGGCGTCATTGCTTGGTCGCCTCAATAAAGGGTGCTGCTGCCCCAGCTGCCTGGGCTTGCTCGGTCAGCTGCTGCTGCTGTGCTTGGGCTTGCTGTGCCTGGGCGCGCTGCTGGCGCTCGAGGGTGACTTGCTGGTCGCCCTTGATGGCTGTTGCCGGGATCCCGAGCACCTTGATGATGTGCTTCGAGACGCCGTCTGTATCGATGTAATCCATGATCGACGGGTCAATCTGGGTGAGCGGCATCATCAGCTCGAGCAGCCTGGTAAGTGCCTGGATGTCGCCCTGGCGCTGTGCTTTGGCCAATGGGCTCACATATTCGATCTCGATGTTTCTGTCGCGCATGAACTCCGGTGCTGGCGCAAAGGCCTTGTTTCTGGCCAGTATGTTATAGGTCCTGCTGATAAGCGGCTGCAGCAGCTCGGCTTGCATCCTGCCCATGACCGGGCCGAGCAGTCTCATCTTCTCTTCTGTCCTTTGGACCACCTCGGTGGCCGTCATCTGCGGTCCCTGGCCAAGGATCAGCTGATCGACATAGAAGGCTGCCCTGATTGCCTGGCGGCGCTGCTCCTCCATGTTGAGGCCCAGCGGGTTGTTGGCCCCGATGTTGAGCGGCTCGATGCGGTCGCGTGTCCCGCTGCGATAGAAGTTGAGGCCGCCTGGCACGGTCCTGACCGGCAGGATAAAGCCGTCGTCTGGCACCAGGAGCGGCGGATCCACCTGTTTCTGTGCAGCGCGGATCGTCACCTCGGACATCTTGTTCAGCATTTTGATGTCAGCCAGGGCTGTCATGCTCGGGCTGCGGCCGTATCCGATCTCGAAAGAGCTCTTGAGGAACCTCGGCGCCATGTAGGGGAACTCATCAAAGCCCCCTTCGCTGATGATGATCTTCTCCTCGGGGTCCAGGTAGACCGATGCGATGGGCTTGTTTGCGCTGTCCACCTTGGTCACGTCCCGCTCGTCGCGCTTATAGACGGCGTGGACCAGGGTCATCATCTGGTAAGGATCTGTGTCGGCCTTTTTCAGCATCTTCGGGCTGACATTCTCAGCGCCAAAGCGCGCCATGACGGCCCTGGCCGGCATCTTGAACTTTCGATAAACGGTATCGACGCGGCCGTTCTGGTCTTCTGATAGATAGCACTCGGAGATATGCCTGGTCGAAAAGCGCAGACTGAAGTCGTCATCTGCCTCAACAAACATGACAGCCGTGCCGAATGTAATCAGATCGTGGTACAGCTCGTGGATCTGCTCCTGGAAGTTGGAGCGATTGAAGCTGTTATACATCACGTCCTCGACAGACTGCAGCCATTCCCTGGCTTCGTCATCGCCATCGAGCTCGCGGTCGCCGAAGCTGAGCGAGAACCAGCTGGTCGAGGCGTTGGTCCGCATCCCGTGCAGCGAGGCGCTCAGCAGCTCGGCCGCATGGATGGCGGTGCCATCGAAGATCAGCTCGGAGCGCTTGTCGCCAGGAGATCTGACTTTTGTCACGTCTGCTTTGCGCGGCACGACGTAATCAGCGATCTCCTGCCAGTGGCTTTCCCAGGTTTGACGCTGGTTCTCCAGGCTGCCAAAGCGTTTCAGCAGCATAGCTGCGTTTTCATCGACGGCCATATTAGCTCCCTAGAAGCTGTTTCTTTTCTGTAGGCGCATTGCCCAGGACGCCGCGTGAGCTCGTCAGGATGCTCCTAGAGCGCCTGTTCCGCCTGTAGGGGCTAGATCTCCCCCTGGAAGCCGCTGCTGTCTCTGTGGCGTCCCTGACGACCGAGCGAGGCTGAATAGGGTCCGCCGCCGGCGCTGCCTGGCCGGAGGAGCCTGGCGCGCCACCACCGGGAGATGAAGTCGGCGGACTTGCCGGCGGCGGAGCTGCTGGAGGCGCAACGGGCGGAGCTGCAGCTGGTGCTGCTCTCGGCTGAGTGTTGTCGCTGCTCGTGTCTGGCGGTGCCATTGGATTATAGCCAGGCCGGCCTGAGTAGACCCTGCCGCCCATCTGATTCACATTGATGACGCCAACAACCTGGCCGCGCTCGTCCCTGACTGCCTCACCGCCGAGCTCCAGGCCTCGTGTGATATTACGGCGGTTCATGTCGCCCAGGGCGCCCATGAGGCCACCGATGGCGCCTGGCAGCCGTCGTGCCTCAGCTGAGCGCTGTCTGGCCTGGACCTGGGCAACGGCTGCGCGGTTATCGCGGCCGCTGTCTTCTGCTACCGGGCCACCCATCAGCTGGTCTCCTTCTTCTTCGCCTTGCCCATCAGGCTGGCATATTCCAGGGGTGCGTCCTCGATGACGCCGCGCGCACTGGTCTTGACGGTCTTGCGCCGGCTCACAGCCTTCGGATCCTTGGCCCTGCGCTTGGCCACCTCTACAGGATCATTCGGCCTGACCTTCGGATCAGGGACCACGGGTGGCGGCGGCGGCGGCGGTGGCGGTGGAGGTGTCGGGATCTTTGGTCTTAGAACGCTCATAAACTAACCCCCAATGGGTTGTACTTACTGTCAGCCATGATCTGCGGCGGCCGGTCGGACCAGTTGTTTTCGCGAAGACCTACCGCCAGATAGCGGAAAGCATCCGCCGCATGTGACGACCAATCGTGGACAGGCGTGTTCCTAAAGCTGCGAAGCCGCTCGTTATACGCCCGGTGATACTGCCTGAGAGCCTCGAGCCCCGGCTTCGTGAGCTCTGAATCAAACCAGCAACGTGGTATAAGCATCTGTGCAGCATGGATGCCGTCCTCGAGCGGTAGCTTCGGAACTACCCTAAAATTTATTCCTAAATCCCAGGCAGTCTCGCGGCGGCTCTTGCCAGAGCCCAGCTCGCGGACCTCAATATCGTGCGGCGCGTTGTGGGTGCCGTAAAAATAGTCC